TGTAAAGGATGAAATCGGAGATGCTCCGATCATTACTAAAGCTCTTGCTGCCACATCTACTTTTGTTACTGCCATTAAGGACTACCTTTCAAAACATCTTTAAATAACATTTCTATTTTATCTAATGCCACTTCTTGTGTTCGTCTAGCAGATTTATAAGTTTCAGAACCAAATTTATTATTTTTCATAATTTTGCCTGCTTCATCAACTTGTTTGGAATAAAAATCATAAAGTTTTTTATTGTTTCCTTTTAAACTCATTTTAGCACCTTTGGACATTAACCATTTGGCACTTTTATTTATTCCTTTTCCAATCAATCTAGCTACAAGCGCTCTCATATTATCCTTTTAATATGGGGGAATAAATCCCCCATATATGTATTTGCTCTCGATACTAAGCCAATATTACTGTTGTTACAGTTGAGCTTGAAGAAGCAGATACTATAAGAATATCTACAACTCCATTTGAGCCACCACTATTTACAATAATAACGTCACCAGCAGTTAACAATAAATAATCGGTTAAAAAATAATCAGCATCATCTATCGTTCCGATGGCATCACCGTCAGTATAGTACCACAGAGAGTTTGAATCCCCCATTTGAGAGATTTTCTTTATTGGATTACTAGTTGCATAAGCCATAATATATCTCCTTTCCTATTCTGCACAGAGCTGTACTCTAGCTCCATCGCCATCAATTAAAACTGCACCCAAACTTAACATTGAAGTAATCAAGTGAGAAACCTTTTCAGGGATATAGTTAATTTCTGTTCTCACGTCTGCACCGATACCTAGACCACACGCTGACTTATGAAAAGCCAATGTTTGTCTATCAGTAGCAACGGTAAGACCTGAATGAGAAAATAACAAGAATCCCATCCATCGTTTCGCAGTTTGTTCACCACTTAAGAATGGAAGTTCTGCAGGCCCGACATAATCTTGCGAAGCGAATTGTTGGACACCCAACAAATCCCCCCACTGTTCGGGGCCAACAGCCCAGTACCTTTGGTTGTCATCAGGAACATCATTGTTCCCAAAAACAGTAAGCATGTTTTGTGCCTTTATCAACGTCATATTAGTCGCTGAAGAATTGATATTGTTAGCAATAGATGTAGCTGCTTTTAAAACAGCAACAATGACATCATCGGTTTTTCTTCCTAACGCATAAGCTGCGTTTCGTGCAAGAACCCCTCTTTCGTCAATATTTGTTTTAAGCTCATCTAATTTGTCAACATAATCTGCTGCATAGTAATCAGCAAGCGTAGCTGAAACATTGGAGTGTGCGCTATTCATAGCAACAACTTCAGCGTGTCTAGCTTTAGTTGTAGCTGTTCCTTTTGCGAGCTTTTGGAATTTGACAGAAGAACCACTAACACCGTTAACAGTCCTTACCAAACTCTTGAGCTTTGCTCCCATGCGTTGATACGCCATGTGAACTTCAGCTTCAAACTGAGTTATAAAGGCATTGGTTATCGTACTTGCCATTATATGCTCCTATTCAAAGGTTAATTAAAATTTCACTTATCTCTCTTGATTGCTTCGTGTTATCCATAGTCGACATAGGCACAAATAACCACAAAAAAGGGCTTAGTCTGTTTATTTCAGATTTTTCAGAAAATTTCAACGCACATTATGTATTCTGTGTTGAAATTCTTTCAATATGTTGGGGTTGTCTTTAAAAACAGCCATTAAGCCATTTGCAATACTATTAATCGTAGTTTCTTCTTTTGATTCTGTATCCAATGGTTGTCCAGTTTGTGTTAAACTGTAGTAATAAACTATGGCGTGAAGAACTTCGTGCAGTAAAGTACAAGCATAATCACGATCCGATAAATCCTCTTGTATGGAAATAACATTCTTTCGATGGTCAAATTCACCATAGGAATCGGAAGGCTTTGAAAAGGAAGCCTTCTCGATAATAATATCTATTTCTTGGTATCCAACTTTTACTTTAGAGTTTCGCTGGCTCTGTACCGTATTTTTTCTCATATAGCGTTGTAACCCTATCAATGTATCCTTGATCTTTTCTCGCATCATCCCAATATCGAGGATCACGCATCATAGATCGTAAATCATTTTCACTTGGAGCTACATCTACAGCCATACCTTCTTTTGGCATTGGCACATCTTTTGCTAGATTCATTAATGATTCTAAAGCAACTATGTTTTCAGCAGTTGTCGCCATATTTGATATTCGTTCATAGTTCTCTGGTGAAAGATTTTTTTTTGCAAACATTTCTACTGCTTCCACTCTTTCATTTCCATTATCGCCTAATGCTTCAATTTCTGCTTTTTCATCAGGAATGTCGGCAACAGCATTTTCTACAAAAGCATTAACGCCATTATTAAATTCATCTTGTGATAATCCTTTGTTTGAAGCAAATTCACCCCACCATTTAACAATCGGCAATTCAGTATCAAGATTAACTTCCACTCCTTCAGGCATCTCAGGTGTAATTAAATCATATCCTTCCGTTGGTACATTTTGTTGTGTTTCATTTGTCATATCTTCCCGAATAGATTTTGATAATTCATCTGTTCGTTGTCCTAATTTTGATTCTAATGCCTTATAGGAAGAACCTAATGCTTCTACATTAACTTCACTCCTATCTGTATCCCAAAACTTTTCAGGGATATATTCAGGTCGTTCTACCGTTTCCTGAGTTTCTTGTGGTTGTCCAGTTTCTTCAGCCATTTATTTTTCCTTTCCTTTGTTTATTCGATCTTGAATAATGGCAAATAGAAAACGCATACCCTCTAAATGAAAGAGCCTATTCGCTTCTACATTCGGGCCACTTACAGCTCCAGTCGTAATGGATTTTAAATAATCCAATACAAGTTGTCCATTGTCATCTTTAAATGCAATGGCAAATGCTTTATTAATTCTACTCTCAAGTTCATCAGGTCGTTCATATCCGTCAACAGTCTGTTTTTTAACTTGAGGCTTTTTATTGTCCTTGAGGTCTTTCCAGTTCATCAGCTCCTAATGTACCTTGTTGTTGCATGGTTTGCAACTGATTTGCTAATTCTTGTTGTTCTGCTGCATCTCGAATGAGTTTTTCAGGAAGATTCATTTTTTCAGCCAAGTATTTGGCTACTTCATCTTGCTTGACAATCATATTCAACATTTGAGGGCCGAATGTCATTCCAATGATTTCGTTGAAACGAGTAACATCAGCAACATCTTGTTGGTGTTGTGCTTTAGCCAATGGGGAACGGGGAACCACTTTTACTTCTTTTCCGTCTATTTTTGGAAGTTCTATTCTTCCTTGTTTTGTTAAAATACGAATAATTCTTTTTAATAAAGGAGTAACAAATTCACTTTGTAATCTGCCAAAGGAAGAACCAATTTGTCTTGATAGGTCAGCCATTCGTTCTGATACTTCAGTAGCAGACATTGGTGTTCCTTCAGGTTTTCCCAATGCTTCCATATATAATGCTTTTTTAATATTTTGTCGCATATCGCTTAATATTAATTGAGCAACATTAAAATCACCAGCTCCAGCGATTGGTACTAATCCTCTTGAACCCGGCGATACGGGAATGAGAGAACCCGGCACTAACTGAACATTATCAGGATTAATTACACCATCATCTTCAAAGGTGTATATACCACTAACTGCCATCTGTGCATTTTGTAAAATTAATTCTACTGTTAGGTTTGTCGTCTTGATTGCTGCCATCGCATTAAAGACTGGGCCTCTGCCATAAACTTCTCCTGATGCTTTGTTCCATCTGAATACAATATAAGGATTGGAAGAATTACCTTCTAAAATTCTTTCTTCAATCATTATTTTTTCCTTAGGAAGAACAACACAATATTTATATTTTTCTACATTTGGTTCATCGTATAAACGCATTGTTCCTTCTACAACTAAACATTTGGAACGACTGTTTTTTGTTCGCTGTAGTACATCTATAGGAATTAAGGAACGAGGATAAATAGTTTGCAAATCTTCATAGTCAACATATCGTGTTCTAAATATTTGATCTATTTTATTATCAGGCCCATTATTTAAAGTTAATCGTGGTAATGGAATTGCATTAAACTTAAGAGGATGAACTGCATCACCTTCCTCTACGAGAAGGCAGCCAGTACCAATAGCCAAATCCATAAATGATTCGTGGACTTCTGTATTGAAGTTTGATGATTGCAATACTTCAAAGACATAAGAAGTAATTGTATCTAATTGCTCATTGATTGATGGTTTCATTTCTTCTGGTATTTCTGAACCAGCTTCAAAGTCAGCCCATCTTGCAAAGGTAGGTGTCATGCCAGCTTGCAGTCGTGATGCAAATTCTTGTATCCCAACTACTGCTGTTTCATCAAATATCTTATCCGTTCTTCTTGAACCCGGCGTTTCCTCAAAGAAAGATTCCCGTTGAGGCATAGTAAATTCATACGCTTCCTCAAATTTCTCTTTCCAATAATCCTTTATTCCTTCTGCTTTTTTATATCTTTTTAGAAAGATTCCAATTTTAGAATCATTCTCACTACCAGTAATTGGTGTAATATCTATATTTTCATAAACCATTTATGCCATACTTGCTGTTATTGTTTTTCCTTTTTTACCAAATAAATTTCTACTTGCTAAAAGAGTTTCGTCTCCACCTTTAGTAATTGCTTTTTTAGATTTAAATCTTGTATCATCAGTTCTTGTTTCTGTTTTATTCGGATCAATTTGTGTTACTGAGGATACTTCTGAAAAATCTTCAGTAGTTCCTTGACCAGATACTTTAGCACTTTTAATTCCATAAGAAGATGCTCCAGCCATATTGCCATAAAATTTTTTTAAATAAGAATCATAACCCGTGTCCTTAGTTGCAGCAGATGTTAATAATCCCATTGGGCCAAGTTTCATTAATTTTTGAACTTGTTTTTGTGAATCCCACATTGTTTTTGAAATAGAAGTTCCAGTCATAATACCAGTTGGATCGCCTGATCCCATAGCTCCTTGAGACTTGCCATATTTCATTTCTCTGCCAGCAGAAGTAAGAAGATAACTGTACCCAGTTATTTTTCCCTTGTGATCATAATAAGGATTTCCCCTTTTAGCTTCACCAATGGAAACCAAATATTCATTTGTCATTTGAGATGCTTTTCCTCCATACATCTCACCAACATCTTTCTTTCCACCTATTAAATATTTTTTAGTTTTACCGTGATATTTTCTTCTATCGGATTCTATGTTCTTTGCTACAAGTGATTGTCCTTCTTTAATTTGTTTTTCTTTTCGTGCTTTTTTCTTTGTCGTTGGCGTGGGAGTGTCATATTCCCCACCAGTTCCACCACCTGAAGAATAACTGTCACCTTGTGAATTGGAGCTTGTTCCTTTGTTACTTGACATTATACTTCCTCGTTTTCGTAGAAAAATCCTTTTCCACCAGCTCTAGAAAAGAGAGAACGAGCGCCTACCATTCCCATTTGCTTACGCCACTTAAACTCTTTATCCTTATCAGCCTTTCTTTTCTTCTCGGATTCTTCCTCTTCCCGTCTTTCTTTTAGCTGTCGTTCTAATTCAGGATCGGGAGCTGGAACTTTAGGTTGTTTAAATATTCCCATAATTATAACTTTATCTCATTAAATCCCTTTTTTTTCAACGCACAAAATAATTGATGGGGTGAAAAGATTAAAAAGTGGTTTAATCCCAATAATCGCTGAACATAAGAGGTACAGCTATGCTCCTTCAGCCAAGCTCCAAAGAGATTTGGCAAGGGTGATTTTTCCGTTTCCTTGACGGGAACCTTGACGATTTTTCCGTTAGTATTCTTAATGAATTGAAACAATGATTCAATATCCTTTTTTGTCAGCAGTTCCACCATAAGTTTTCCATAAACATATTCTTGCAGCATCCAAGTATCCATTTCATTGAAGTATCCTATTACGCCACAATGCTTGAAGTTCTTCTTGAAGAATCGCAAAGACCAGTGATGATCTTTCGCTTCATAAAAATATACTAACCATTCCTTCTGAGGAAATCCCATGTGCTTTTAATTTTCTTTGGTTTAAATACATCCCAACCCTTGTTGGATACATAGCTTTTTTTATGTGATTTTCCAGCAATCAGACTTTTTCCTTCACCAGCTCCCATCATTAAATATTGCAGTGCATCATGAACATGAGAATATCTGTTCTTGTATGGTCGGTCATCATAACGATCACCCGTCACTTGTATCCTCCTATAATGGTATCCACCATTAAAACCTTTCTTAAGATTGATGCAGCTCTTGTCAACAAGGAATCCTACTTCCCCGTCTATCAGTCTGTTGACTGCAGTTTCGACTGCTTCAATCCGTAAAGCAACATCATTGCTAGGAGCTGGTTTAGCAACTATGCCATTTTGTCGCAATACCTGAAAAGGTGTTCGTTCATCCGTTTGCGCACGGAAATCACCAGAAGGATCACCATATATATCTATATCCATTCCTTTAAACTTCTTCGCTATTTCAGCCCTTAACAGTTCACTGAATCTTGTAATCCCCATGTCAAAGCAAACAAGTTCGTGAACAATAAGCCACTTACCCATAGGAAGTCTTTGTCCGAATACTGCTGCCGGTGTTAGTCCGAAGTCAATGCCAACAAAGACTGGCACTTCGGCTATCGGTATTGTTTCCCGTGAAATGTGAAGTTCTTCCTTGAAACCAGAATAGACTGGTTTCCCTTCTTCCAATGAACCTAGCTTGTTCATTACATAAACATCAATCCAGCTTTTTGTTTTTCCTTTTATAATATTGTTGTAATAGTTTTCCGTCAGGTTTTTTTTATTTTCTGCTAATGAGTTAGGTTCATATCCCTCTAATCTCTTGTTGTTCACTTTCTCAGTCATTCCTGATGGTTGGGTAAAGAAACTCCAGTTGTCAGGCTTCACCAACATCAGCGCTTCATCTCGTGAGATGTGATCTGGAACGGGAACATCACCAGCCATTACAGCCCACCAATGATCTTCTTCAGGAGCATTGGTATCACAGATTACTCCGTACCAAGTAGCTCCCCCATCTCTCAT